CGATTATTCAACTTCAACATTTGCACGTAAAGAAACATCATTGACAGAATCAGAAGTCGCATCTATTGATGCATTTGGTTTGTATAATCTCAAAGATTTCTTACCAAAGAAGCCAAGCGAAAGCGAACTTCGTATTATCAAGGATATGTTTGAAGCATCAGTAGATGGTCGTCCATATGATGCTGATAAGTGGGCTGCATATTACAAACCATGGGGTTTGGAAGTTACAACTCCAGCAAATCAATCAACTGAATCAAGTGACTCAGTTAGCGATGAATCATTTGCTAACGTAACTCCAGTGGCAACCGCTGGTTCAACTCCTCCATGGGACGATGAGCCAGTCGCAACAACCGAAGAGGTTAAAGTTCCTGTCGCAACTGCGGCGAAATCTAATGCAAATGATATTTTAGCATTAATTCGCAGTCGCCAGAACAAGCCTGCCTAATTAATTAGGTCACGTACCCAGAGAAATCTGGGTACTACTTATCTGGAGAACAATCATGACTTTACCCGATGAGCGTTTTCGCGCATTAAAACACGGTAAAAAATTATTAGAAGAATTATGCGATCCTGGCAAAACTCCTAGAGTTCCAGGTATCGTTAGAGAACGCGCCCGCGGTGTACTAAGACATTATCCAACCGATTATGATCTTGAAAGAATGGCTAATTCTTGTCCGGAACTACTTGACACAGAAAACTTTTCACCGTATACTACTGGTAAGCAATTATATAAAGGAACATAATGAAAAAACCCTTTGATCTATCAAAGTTTAGAAAAGATATTACCAAGTCTATTGAAGGCATGAGTATTGGATTTCATGATCCAACAGATTGGATCAGTACTGGTAATTTTGCATTAAACTATTTGATTAGTGGTGACTTTAACAAGGGTATTCCTCTTGGAAAAGTTACCGTATTTGCTGGTGAAAGTGGAGCCGGTAAATCATATATCTGTAGTGGAAATGTTATTAAAAATGCTCAAGCTCAAGGAATCTATGTTGTACTAATTGATAGTGAAAATGCACTTGACGAAAGTTGGTTATTGGCATTAGGTGTTGATACTAGTGAAGAAAAACTATTGAAATTAAACATGGCTATGGTTGATGATGTGGCCAAAACAATTTCTGTATTCATGAAAGATTATAAATCATTGGCACCAGAAGATCGTCCAAAAGTATTATTTGTAGTTGACTCACTGGGTATGTTAATGACGCCTGTTCAAGTTAATCAATTTGAAGGTGGTGAAATGAAGGGTGATATGGGTCACAAACCTAAAGCTCTTAAATCATTGGTTACCAACTGTGTTAATATGTTTGGTAGTTTGAATGTTGGTATGATTTGTACTAATCATAGTTATGAATCACAAGATCCATATAGTCCAGATCCAAAGATCAGTGGTGGTAGTGGTTTTGTATATGCCAGTTCAATTGTAGTGGCAATGAAAAAACTCAAACTAAAAGAAGATGAGGCTGGTAATAAAGTTACTGATGTTCTTGGTATTCGAGCCGGATGTAAAATTATGAAAACACGTTATGCCAAACCATTTGAAGATATTCAAATTCAGATTCCTTATGAAACGGGTATGAATCCATATAGTGGTTTCTTTGATTTGATTGAAAAACGTGGTATGATTAAGAAAGAAGGTAATCGTTATACCTATACTGATCTTAATGGTGAAATTCACAAATATTTTCGTAAAGAATGGTCAAAGAATGAAAATGGAATCATGGATTTAGTAATGAATGAATTTGGGAAACAAGATCAAGCTCTAAATACAGTCATTGCGGAGGAAATTGAAGAATGAGTTTAACATTAGTGGCCGAAATGTGGTTGGCAGTTAAAGAAAGCATCATTAGTAGTGATCGTTCAGTTGTTGCAGATAATGTAATTTCCATGTTGATTGATCATGATATTGGTCCAGATGAAATTCGTAAGGCATTTCGTGGTGAAGGTGATATCATTGATGCATTAAAATATTATATGGATTCTGAAGATTGGTCTGATAGTGATGAAGATAATCTTGAAGATCAAGAAGATGAATTATACTTTGACGATGAAGACGATGAAGAAGACGAAAACTGGTGAGCATGAACTGGTATACTAAAATTACTCAGAGTATATCACATTTGCCTGATTTTATTTCTCATTATGAAAATGAATTAAATCAGGCAAAATATGAAACTCATATCAAAGGTAGTATAGAAAAAAGTATTGCCTATTTACCAGGAATTACAGAACAAAGATTCAATCAACTTCAAGAAATTGAAGCTGTTCTTAATTATTTAAACATTCAACTGAGAAAATTACGTAGTCAAACATTCAAAAAATTTCTTGAGACCTATAATCGAGCATTGACCAGTAGAGATGCCGAACGTTATGTAGATGGAGAATCTGATGTAATTGACATGGAAACATTATGTAATGAAGTCGCGCTCTTGCGTAACAAATGGCTTGGTATTATGAAAGCATTAGAAAGTAAAAACTTTATGATGGGTCATCTGGTTAAATTAAAAACAGCCGGCATGGAAGATTTTTCAATTTAAGGATAAACAATGTTTCCATATATCGGAGGCAAAAAACAACATAGTAAATGGATTGATCCATTATTTCCAACTGATTTTTCTACATATGTAGAAGTATTCGGAGGAGCCATGTGGATGTATTGGCAAAGTGCCAAAACACCTGTACAAACAAACGTATACAATGATTTTAATAGACATTTGGTTAATGTATTTCATTGTTCGGCAACAGATCCAAAACATTATCATCAAGTATTACAAAGTTATTATAAAGATGTGGGTGATGCTAAAACATTCACACAATATCGTGACGATGTATTTTCAGTATATAACACTCAATTTGCTATTCCAGACTATGATCTGGCGGCCAAATATATGTTACTTCAAACTCAGATTTTTAGCGGTGGTATGGGTATTCACGAACGTAGTAAAATATATCACAATCCAAAGTATAAGTCTAAATTCTTTACCTACGCTGAGAAGTTTGAACAACAAAAGTATCTGGACAAATTATCAGTATTACAAACTGAAAACATGGATTGTCGTGATGTTATTAGAAAATATGATAGTTCAGATTCCTTCTTTTATGTTGATCCACCATATTTTAATTTAGAAGATTACTATACCAAGAATAGTTTTGGGCGTAATGATCATATTGAATTATTGACTCAAATGAGTACTATGAAGGGTAAATTTGCTCTGAGTTATTACTATTTTAAAGAACTTGAAGATATCATGCCAAGAGACAAATTTCACTGGCATGAACAAGTTACATATAGTAATAATGGATTAACTAAAGTTGATGGTGCTGTGAGAAAAGATGGTAAACAGGCTAAAGGTATCAGAACCGAACGAGTAGAAGTATTGATATTAAACTATACACCAACTTCACAATGTGATATAATAACTAAATTAAAGGTAAATCTAGCTGATACAAATTTGTTTGAATTTGAATAAATACTATATTATGAAAATCAACGAACTCTTACACGAAGGTATCATCAATTGGACAAGAACCAGTGCTCAGAAAATATTTGACTGGACTGGACAAATTATCAAACGTATAGGATTTGGTCAACAAGTGGAAATTAATTTGGCAACTGCAATGGGACTTAACTCATTGAGAGAATCAACAGAATCAACAGAACCAACGACACCAGTGGATCAATCAAATCCACTTCCCGCTGATCCAAAAACAAAACCACCAAAACAACCAAAATCTAAAACATCAAAATCTAATGTAACTAGAGATAAATTTGACTTGACCGCAATGATCGGTTACTTCAATGAATTCAGCGTAGCATGGAAACTTGCTTATGCTTTTGAACACAATGGTGTAAATATCAAACCGTCAATTGAAGGTGGGTTGAAAAGACATGCTGAAAACTATAAAAATCTTATCTTAGATAATGCAGAAAAATTCAAGAAACCCTCATCAGTAATTCAGTCTGAACTTCAACGAGCCGAAGATGGTTCAGAAATTATGGCTAAGAAATTATGGGATGAAATTATATCCTCTCATGATCTTAAATTGATTGACGTTGATATTGTCTTAACTGGAATCTCATCGATGGGTGCTGGTAAAGAAGATATTTTGATTAAAATTAAAAAGAAAGGTACTGAAGAAACTCAGGAAATGATCAAGGCCAGTCTGAAATTATATAAAAATTCAGGCGGGGTCAATGTTTATAATAGTACTTTTGCTAGTTATCTAGTTACTGTACTAACAGGTAAAAATGATCCTGGAACTGGTAAGAAAGCGATCAAATCATTTTTAGAAGAACATCCAGAATATACTCAAGATATTGAAGAAGTTCTGGCTATTACTGATCAGTGGCTTGTTATCAAAAATGATCTTAAGAAAAAAAACGATCCAGATTATAGAAAAGCTGCAAACGCATTTGTTACCGCTAATCGTGGATATCAAAAAATGCGTGATCTATTATTCGGTAAAATGTTTAATGATTTTTATGGTCGTGATAAGCCGGCCATTAACGAAAGAATTCTACAACGTTTGGGATTAGATGGGGCTGATGATGTATATCTCTTGGTTGGAACTGAACGTCAAAGAATGATTCCAGTTAGTAGTAGAACAAGCAAAGAGTTTGGAGAATTGTATCAACAGTTAAAATCCGGTTTCAATATCAGATATGAAATTCCAGATGATCCAGATGTAGTGCACTGTACATTGATTATTGAAAGTGAAGAAGGTAATATACTTGCTAAAATTAGTATTAGTTTCAAAGAAGGTGGAACATTCCCACATATGTGGGATGTTGGTGATATTGTTAGAGCCGCCAAAAGAGAACAAGGCATCAAATAACTATCCAAATAATATTGACATAATGTACAATATATAGTATACTATGATTTAATTAAGTATACTTAGGAGATATCTTTGTTCCCATATATCGGCGGTAAAGCTAATCATGTTAAATGGTTAGATCCATTATTTCCAGTTTCTGGAATAACTACATTCGTAGAAGTATTTGGTGGAGCAGGATGGGTTGGTATTCGAAGTAAAAGAATATTACAATGTTCAACTAGAGTATATAACGATTTCAATATCTTTATTGCCAATATTCATGAATGTTTTAGATCCAAACATATACAACTATTACAACAATTAGAAAGTTATCCCAAAAGCGATCCAATATTATATAAACAATTTCAACAAGATGTTTTTGGAAATTCATCAATTGTAATTCTTGGTGATGTTGTATTAGCTGCAAAATATCTTTATCTTCAAACTCAAATCTTTAGTGGTACCACACTTGGACTGAATACTAATAGTTATTTCTGTGATACTGCCAGTAATGGAAAGTACGGTAGCAAATATGATACTATCAAAGATAAGTTAAAAAACAAAACTTATACTGATAGATTAACTGGTGTTACACAAGTAGAAAACATGGATTGTATTGATTTGATTAAAAAATATGATAGTCCAACTACATTCTTTTATGTTGATCCACCATATTTTAAGAAAGAATATTTATATACGGCAGAATTCCCAGATACAAAACATTTAGAATTGGCTGATACACTTAAAAATGCCCAAGGTAAATGGTGTTTAAGTTATTATGATTTTCCAGAATTAGAACAATGGTATCCCAAAGATCAATATCATTGGCATAGTCAAGATGTATTTCGTTGGTCTAGTACTCGTGGTCATAAACAAGAAAATTATAAGAAAAATAGTCGTGGTACAGAAATCGCTGTATTGAATTATATCCCACATCCAGATATCATCATTCCCAAAGTCAAAAAAGTAGTAAATTCCACATATAATACGCTTTTTACTGAGTAAATCTTAGTGTTGTTTTTATGCAACACTAAGATATTCTCAATATTTCAAATTTGACAACAAATCCATTTTACTGTAAAATACTTGTATTGAAACTGATAAATGAAAGCGAAAATGATTAATAACATTGAAAAACATTCAAAAGAAATTTATGTAACAAATGGCGTTGTACGTTGGAAATCAAATGATCAAGTTCCTTTTGATGATATGTTAACTAAATTGTTTGAAAATGGCAATATTCTCAAACAAGAAGTTACTAAAAGTAACTTAATTCGTCAAAAAGAACAAACTGCATTTTTGGAATCTTATCGTAAAAATTACAAAGGTCCCAGTGATGAAGAGCGTTTTGAAGCTCGTGCCGCTTTTGGCTCTGGAGTTGAGTTGGTTAACGTAATTACTGGTGATAAATGGACTACTTAATTAATGTAAAAGTGTTGTATAAAAACAACACTTTTTATTGACAACAAATCCATTTTCGTGTATAATATACACATACACTGATGAAAAGGAACTAATTATGTTACGAAACTATCCAGCGTTCTTCCCAGTAGAAGAAAAAGAATACACAGTAGAAGTTTATAAACGTGATGGTCGGCGTAAGTCAGGCGAAAGTCTGGTTAAAAAATACGATCTGTCTGTTAAAGCATCTCTGAAATCGGCTGAGGCTCACGTAGGGGCAATTCAAATCAGTACTTATCCTGTTAGTAAAGGTTATCGTGTTGAATTACACGAAACTTATGTCACTCGTAAAAATATTCTGAGTGATGAAGAATTTCAAGAACGCTATGATACGCCTTCTTTTTGTTCGCCCAGTTCTGAATCATATTGGAGTATGTAAAATGAGATTAAGAGGATTGAAGTTGTTAGATGTTGTTCGTACTAAGTTTGGAACGATTGCTGTAGTTTCAGAACTTAACTCACATGGTGAAGCCGCATTGGCGTTTGCAAACGAACGTACAGAACAAAAGATGGCTTGGTATAAACCGGATGAACTCACGTTGGTTGGACATGTCACGGATATGGTAGAAGCATATACCGGGGCTTACTCAAAATGAGTTTAATTATCTTTGTTACAATTTTCTCAAGGTATTAATATGACACGACAAAAATCAGTTATGTATCCCGCGGATTTGATGTTTGCCGCATCAGCCGCCGCTGATCGTGTTAATCAGGGTGAATACGTTAAAGTTAATTTAAATCAGTATGAAATTGCTGATGCAGATAATATTTCTGTGCAACAACATAAACTACCAAATAAACAATTGATGATTGAGTTTTTGGCAGAACCACATAAAATCACTGATTCTGATCGTGAGCTTGGTAAAGATATTCGTACTCATTTCAAGGCACTTACTTTTGAAATTCTCAAAGGTAAAATTCTTAATGATTTTCAAAACAAGTCAATGAGTTTGGCCAATGGCGAGGAAATTTCAGAACGTGAAATGGCAACTATGGCTTGTTTACCATTGGTTTTTTCCAAGGCACAAAAACGTCGCGATGTAGACAGTCGTTTACGTGAATGTAAATCTGAATATGTGGGAAAAATTGGTACTAAAGTTACACTTAGTGTAGAGATTGTCAAAGCCTCATATTCTCAGAATTATGGCTGTTATTTTATCTCTGGAATTACTAAAGAAAATCTTAGTGTATTTTTCGCCACAAGTAACTGGGGACCAAATTTGACTGTTGGAAATACTGTCAATTTGACTGGAAAAGTCAAGGCTCATCGTGATGGATTTGTGTCTCAATTAAACTACACTAAATTCCAATAAATTTGACAATAAATCACGTTTGCGTTATACTGATATCTGTTCAATGATTCTGAGGCATTAATAAATGGCTACTTCAATTCGTGTTACGAGCGGTTCTTATAAAAATTTCAAATTTGAAAACACTGTTTTCACTTTGGCACGTCCACTTACATCAAATAAAGATGGGCGTATTCAAGTAAAAATCCTC